GGTCCCTTAGGGGGCCATTACTGGCCGATGGTTGCGTTCGAACCCGTAAGGCCCTTGATTGCAGCCGAGGCCTTCTGGTTGACGTGCTTCAGCGAGAACTCGCCGATCAGTTGCGTGCGGTTCGCATCGCCGGTCACTGCCAGCGGGATACGCGTCCACGGGCGCAGCACAGCGATCTTCCAGTACTCCGGAGCGAACAGGAGCGCCGAGTCGGCCTTCATGAAGCGGTTCAGCACGACCTTCTGCTCACCGAACGGCGAGACGTAGAGGTCGACCACGTTCACGACCTTGCGGTCTGCCGAGCCGTCGAACATACGCGTACGGCCAGCCGAAGCCGTGAAGCCTGCGACGATCAGCGAGTCACCCGGCTTGATCATCAGGATCTTCGCTTCGCCGCCGCCTTCGTACAGCTTCTGGTTCGCCGTCAGCACGTCGTTTTCCGACAGGGCCACCGGGGTTGCCGTGTGGTCGATCACGTTGCCCGCGTCGATCATGGCCGAACCCGTGGCACCCTTGCCGAACACGTTGCCGAACTTGCGGGCCGTGCTTTCGCCACCGACCGCTGCATCCTGCGCCACGCCGAGCAGTGCGTATTCGAATTCGCGCTTCAGTTCTGCGCTCTTCTTCGAGAGTTGCAGCGCGGTTTCCTTGGCACGACCGTAGGCCGAGATCTTGTCGGCGGTGTTCGACACACGGATCGTCTTCGTGAGGATCTGCGTGTAGTTCGACAGCATCGTCGTCGGGTTCATCACGCTGTCCGAAGCATCTGCACCTTCAACGGCAGCGTTCGCGCCCACGGCTGCGAGCGAGTCTTCTTGCCACTGGAACAGCGTGTTGTGGACCGACTCGGTCTTCACCAGCGACTGGAACGGGGTGTTCGTCGGGCTGATGTTCGAGATCACGTCCGAAACGTCTTCCTTGACCCCAACCATATCAAACGACTTGAATGCGGTGTTGCTCATGTTGTGTATTCCTAAAATGAAAAGTAGTGTGCTGTACAGCTTCGTGCGGTACAGCGATGGAGTGTGTTTGTGAGAGGGATTACGACCAGCGAGCCATGAACAGATCCGCAGCGTCGTCGGTGGATCCCGACTGCGCCAGGCGCTGCTTGAGCTTCGCGGCCTTGTCGACCTTGTTGGCCGAGGTGGCCACGGTCTTGGTGGTCTTCAGGACCTTGGCGGGAGTCTTGTTGACCTTCTTGGTCACGACTGCCTTGGCCTTGTCGAACTGCATGGCCTTGTACATCATCTCGAGCGCGAACTTGTCGACCACACCGTTGACGATGTGCTCGGGCATGCCCTTCGAGACTGCATACTGCCGAACGTCCTCGTAGGTCTTTGGATTCCAGCCGGTGACGTTGTCGGTGAGGTACTTGACGGACTCAGCCGCCGCAGCCTTCATTTGCTTCTGACGTTGATCGTTCGTGTGTGCGACGAACTGGTCAACTTCCTGGGTGATGAAACGAACTTCCTCGTAAGCAGCGGTGGCTTCAGCACGCAGGGCCGCGAACGACTCCGCATCCAGTTGCTTGCTCGCGACCAGCATGTCGATCTTCGAGTACGGCTCCCATCGGGCCATGGCCTTCTGGTGAAGACGATCAAGCTGTGCTGCCGCCTTCTGGTTTGCTTCTTCGACGGTCTTGCGCTGTTCCGCGACTGCTTGCGACTTCTTCGTCAGTGCCGCTTCCTGGCCATAAAGACGCTTCAGATCCTTGACGGATACCTCGAGTTCTTCGTCGTCGACCGTGAGCTTGACCTTGGCATCGTCGTCGAGGACCTTGCCCTTCTTGGGCTTGGCTTCCTCTTCTTCGCCACCTTCGTCAGCTTCTTCGGCCTCCGCGTCGTCCTCGTCTTGAGGGTCCGCATCGGTGTCATCTGCTTCTTCGGAGCCTTCATCGGCTTCCTCCTGCTCGACGGGTTCATCTTCCTCGTCGGCCAGGTCTTCGTCCTCAGGGTCTTCGGATGCCTGCTCGGCAGGGTCCTCTTCACTCCATCGCGACAGAAATTGGTCTGCTGCGTCAGCTTCGTCGAATTCTTCGAATGACGGCGCAGCGTGTGCCACGCCCGTTTGGGTGGTGGTCGTCATGTGGGGGTTTACTCTTCAGTTGGGGAAAGGAGCGAGTCGCGGTGGGCGACCCAACTCCGTAGTTCGGTGGAGATGTCCTGCAGTGCTCGAAGCTGGAAGAAGCGTGTCTCGCGCTTCTGTGTGTCCTCGAGGGAACTGCCGGTGATGTCCGCGAAATACTCGTTGTAGAGAGCGTTCACGCATGTGATGAACGCCTCGTTTGCTAGAAGCTCCTCGGCAGCAGTGCCGCGTTGGAGCATGAGGGTTTGCTCGTCCATTTAGGTCCGAAGTACCGCTTGGGTTTGCGGGGGAGTGATAGCCATCTCCTTCTCCATGAGGTGAAGCTCCTGCGTGTGCAGCGCGGCGTTGGATTCGGCCACGAACTGCTTCACGTCGACCTCGCGACCCTTGAGGACTTGCTCCATCTGAAGCTGCATCTTCTCCAGTTGGAGCTTGAGCATTTCGATCTGGGCGTGGTCGTCGACCTTCTTCGCGGAGTTCTGAGCAACACTTTCCTGAACAGCGACCTTGCGTTCCTCAAGCTGCATTTCCTGGACCTTGAACTGGTCAGGCTGCGGCGGCGGGAGCTTGCTCGGGTCGGTGAGATACTGGTTGATTTGCTTGATCCCTGTCTTTTCCAGGGCGCTCTTGAAGACTGCGTAGCGGTTCGCTTCGGTGTAGAGCCGTGCGTTACCCGGGTCGGCTGCGAGGGTCGAGTGGATCGTCATGAACTTCATCGCCTCTTGCTGCTGCTCGTTGTATCCGAGCTTCAGTTCGACGGTGCAGGTCACTTCGTCGGCCCACTCTTGCGGGTTGACCGCTTGGAAGTTGCCAGCGATGCGGACCACCTTCTGCTGCTTCTCGTTGAGGAGAACCAGGCGGTACACCTCGAGGTACAGTTCCTTGACGAAGTGGTTCGCGAAGTTGCGGGCGATGATCTTCTCGCGCTGCTGCGACAGGCTAACCATGTCGTTCAGTGCTGCCTGCGAGTTCTGCTTCGACACCGCGTCCTTGTTCAACCCTTGGGACAGCCGCGAGACACCTGTGACCTCTTCCTTGTCCTCGTCCAGCATCTGAATCGTTTGGAATACGAAGGGATTCAGACCCGACTGTTGGAGCGGGATGATGCCATCGGGGCGCGACACGTTGACCAGGCCACCCACACGGTTCTCGAGGAGTTCCTTGGGGTTCTGCACGGCACCCTTGACCACCATGAGCCGGGGGTTGTTGGTGATGACCGTGTGATCCAGGATGCCGCGGACGAGCACCGTGCGGGCGTTCTGCGTCGGGATGACGCGAGCCGCGTAGTTGCCACCGTAGAAGGCGTGCGGGAGTGGGAGCGGCGTGAAGCAGATGAACGGCTTGCGGTCGACTTGCTCCTTGTCGAGCAGGACGTCCGAACCGGCCATCGTGATCTTCCACAGCTTCGCCTCGCCCGAGCCGTCCATGTCGATTGGCATGTAGGCTTCGGTGACGAGAACGTGCTCCGTCTGCTCCTGGTCCTGGTCCTCTTCGAGGTTCGTCACTCCAGTGCCAATGTCTTCGAAGCGGGCGATCCGCTCGGGGGACATGGACAACTCGTCGTCATCATTCGTGCCGATGTCGTAGACCAGTTCCCTGTCGTAGCCCATGGCGATCAACTCGGACTTCGTCTTGCGGGTCCGGTGGGCCACGAAGTGGGCCTCGGCGACCGAAGGGGCCGTGGAGGTGATGAGGAATTCCTCAGGGGCGATGGGAGTGTAGCGGACCTGGGACTTGTCGATCCGGCGCGTGAGCGTGCCACTGAACAGGCCCGTCTCCGGGTCGTGCGTGGCCTCTACGTCCTCGACGTCCTCTTGGGCCGTGAGCATCTCCAGGGCGTCCACGTCGATGTCGGAGAATTCCTCCTCCTGATCTTCGTGCCGCTCGTCCCAGAAGACCTTGACGATGCCCGTGCGGGCCATCAGGCCGTCCTGGATCACCGAGGCGAACGTGCCGTAGCTGTCGTTCTGCCTGTGGATCACATAGTCCGCGTATTCCGTTGCGATCCGCATGGGTTCGACGTCAGCGTCGGTTTGCGGGTCGAACGAAACGATCTTGTTACCTGCGCTGAAGGTCTCCAAGAGCACAGCCTTGAGGGACTCCACAGCATCGAACACGTCCATCGAGACGTACTTCGAATTACCTGCGTGGGACGGTGCGGGCTTCTCGCCATGGTAGTACTCCATGACCTTCTTCCGCTCCTCGGAGAGCTTCGACGAGTAGTACTCCACACTAGACGTGGCGTACTTCTGGACGAGGCTCTTGAGTTCGTCTTCCGACACAGGCTTAAACTTCTTGGAAGCCTTAGCCATTAAATCATTTCGATGTAGTAGTCGTCCGTACTCTCAACGGGAGTAAAGCGACCTTCGTGGATGAAATTCGCGATAGCGAGGGACATGACGCAATCGTCGAAGCACCCGGGTTCCGCCTGCATTTTCCCTTCGTCGGTCACCACGTAAGTGATGAGTTCGCGGAGGGTCACCTTGTCGACGACCTCGATGTCCTTCTCACGGAACGCAGCGCGGAGCTTGTCGATGATGAGGGGCTTGGTCTTGACGGTGGTGCGGAAGCCATAGACGACCGTCTCATCCTCCGTCTCCTTGTCGACGTGAGTCTCGAAGTAGAGGTTCGGGTATGCGAGGTCTTTGCCTAAGCGGGTTGCTGTGAGAATGCCGTGGTTGTTGTTTTCCACGCCTATCTTGGCCGTGTTGAAGAACTGGCCGAGCTTGTCCAACACTGTTGCGAAGTAGTCGGGGTGTACCTGGGAGCGGTAGGTGCCGACCTGTCGTTTTTGTGAGTCGAGGATCTGTGCGACCGACCAGTCCCCGCCCTTGTACCCCATGGCCACGTCCGCACCGATGTAGTACGTCTCGCCGGGATCGTGGAGGCGGTAGAGCAGGAGGTCGCCGCGTGGCGCTTCCTCGAGGGAGTCACCGATCAACTCCATGCGGACCTTGATGTCCGGAGCGACCTGGAGGAGTCCGTGGATCTGTTGTGTGTGGAAGACCGGACGGCCCGAGGTCAGGAAGGCTTCATCGGCGTGACAGGGATACTCCTGCATGAACATCTCTTCGCCGTTGATCGCGATCTTGTGCCGACGGAACATAAGCTGCTCGTCGTCGAGACCGTAGAGCTTCACAAGCTCGTCTTCCTTGGGGGTCCGTGAGAATCCCTTGGCCACCGGGGCGCGGTACTCCTTCTGCACGAACCACGGGATGAACACAGCCTCGTAGTCGGACTTGCCCTCGACAGCCGAGGTCCAGATGTTGTGGAAGGGGTTGCCGATGCCGTTGGCCGTGCTCTCGACGAACACGAACGTGCCGGGGTTGTTCGGGATGGCCTGCATCAGGCCGTTGATGTTGTCCTTGGCCGTGGCGGGCGGGTAGAACGCTGCCTCGGACAGGTGGGCCAACTGAATGGTTTCGCCTCGACCGACACCCTCACCGCCTGCCGTAGCCACCATGTAGGAGCTATCGAGCAGGTCGAAGGAGAGTTCGCGGCGCGACGAGTATTTCGTGTGGGGTCTGAGGATCTCGGGGACGTTTTCGTGATACCGCTTGGCCATGTCGAACAGGGCCTTCGTGGACTCCCCGAGGTGGGTCATAACGATGGACTTGACGGCCTTGTGCTGGCTCGTCCACCAGTAGATGATCCCCTCGATGATGGTCGACAAGCCCTGCTGACGCCCCTTGAGGACGACCACGCGGACCTTGCCGGTTGCTTGAAGCTGTCGGATGACAGTCTTCATGAAAATCTTTTGGGCGTCGTTGAGGACCAAGGGGACAACCGTGCCCTCCTTGGTGCGGATCTTGAGGGCGTGCTTGGCGTAGAACTCGAAGTCCTCATACAGCCGCTTTCGCACGGCCTCAATACTCATTCGTCGTCCTTAACTTCGTTGGCGAGATCGAGGAGGAAGTCCTCGGCCTTCTTGACGTTCACGGTCGTTTCCGACGCGGGCTTCGCCAGGGTAAAATCGAGCAGCGTTCGTGCTGCCGCTAGCCTGTCCGTGGGACTGATGTCCTCGAGGTGCATCACCGCAGCTACGGTTTCGATGGCCTCGCGGGCATACTGATCCTTCGGCAGGACGTATCCTTTTTCTTCCATGGTTTTCAGTAGTTTTAAGCCCTGGGCATGGGCGTAAGCCCACACCTTCTGGCGCATGTGTTTGGTCCAACCTGCAACGGCCCCGTGGGGACGCTTGAAGTTGGGTGAGTTCTTTCCCCGGGAACGCCACTCAGCTAACTGAGCGCGGCCCTCAGGCGTCTGACTCAGCTTTGCGAAGTGACTTTCCGGATTTTTGCGGCCCTTTCGGCCGTCCGGCTTCGGCGCTTGCGCCACTGGGTTTCTCCAAGGTTTCCAGGGTGGCCAGGCGGGCTGTGATGGACTTCTGCACAGCCGCGAGGGTTGCCTGGGTCGATGGGACGAGGTGGGAATGGGGGAGTTGGTGCAAGACCTCGGCCCCCACGGCCAGCTTTTCCTCGTTGGTGAGCGCTGCGTCTTCAAACACGCGGTCGAAGGCACGCAGCAGATGGACGATGTCGATGGTTTTCAATGGGTTACTTTCCGTAGCGGATTAAAGGCTCGGCAATTCGCTTCGCTTCAATCTGCTGTGCGGTGTCGGCACTCTTCATGAAAGCATCGAACGCCTTTTGACGGTTCACGTTGGGGTCTTCAGCACCCTTCACGTTCTTCGTGTCGATGAGTTTTGCCACCAGCTTCTTCACTTCGGAATCCTGAGCGGTCTCGAGAGCGTTCTTCTGGATGATCTGGCGCGACTCCTTGGCGGAAGTCCAGGCCTTCGGGTGCATGACGTCGTCGAGGGCCGGTGTAGCGGCTGCGGGGGCCTCGGCGGGCAGCGAGCGGCCCATAATCGCGGCCTTCTCTGCTTCCGACGGCGTCCGACTGCCAATTTCCGGCATGGCCCGCAGTGCATCCTGCAGACCGTAGTAACGGAACTTCTGGCCGCTCGAGGAGAGCATCATTGCCGCCACCTTGCCGTGGGTATCCGGGGATTCCGTAGCGAGCTTCGCGATTCCGGCCTTAACGGCTGCGGGGTCGCTGTTGCCGAGGTGGGCGAGCATCATCTTCGCGGCAGGGCTTTCGAACGTGAGACCATCGAAGTTGCCTGCGCCGATTCGACCGACCGTGTCCGACAGGTTTTGCGCTGCCACGGCCTTCGCGGCCTTCTTGGCGGTCGTTGCCTGGACGGCCTCGAGACCCTGTGCGGGCACCTGGGGACCGACTTGGGCCGCTTCGGCCTGCTGGCGCATGACCTTCGAGAACTCGGACATCTCCTGCGGGTTGCGGGGAGCGCCGAATTGGTTCGACATGCCAAGCAAGTAGGTCGGGTCGCTGGCCTGCGTGTCCGCAAGGGCCTGCTTCTGGGCCAGTTGGGTCTTCAGGGCCTCCTTCGAGATCGCGGCATCCGCTGCCTGTTGGGCTTGGAGTGCTGCGCGTTGAGCGGGGGTGACCTGAGGGCCGATGCGGGCCGCAAGCTCCTGCGCCTGTTGAGCGGCCATCGCCTGTGCTGCCTTGGCCTGGGCCGCGTTCATCTGCGGACCCACGGACGCCTCGGCCTTCCCTGCTTCCATCGTCTGCTGCGCGACGTCGGCACGGTTCGCCTGCCCTGCCTGTTGAGCGCGGAACATGTACTCCCGTGCTGCCGCTTGGGCCTCTGGGGACATGGGGTTCGCGCCTGCGGCTGCTTGGCGGGCCTGCTGGCCTGCGGCGAAGGCGTTCTGGAACTGTCGGTTGCCCTGTTGAGCACCTCGAGCGTCCTGGCCTGCCGTAGCGGCTGCTGCGCGGGCACCGAGGGATGCCTTGGCGGCTGCGGCCAGGTCGTTGAGACTGTTTCCGCCCTGCTGGCCGTACTGCTTCAGGTACGCCTCGGCCTGGTTGCCACGCTTGAGCGCCGCAGCGATGTTGCCGGTGCGATTCTCTGCGCCGCCTGCGAGCTTGCTGGCGAGGATCCGAGCGGCCTTGGTGTCCAGGGCGAACCCGAGACCCGGAGAGATTGCGTGGCCTACCGCAGCAAGACCACCATTGTCGATCAGGTGCCGAGCGGACGTCGCGAGCATGCCGTTGGCGGCAGGTACACGGGCCGTGAGGGCCAGGGTCCGGTTGCTCTTGATGATTGCATCCGCCACGGCGTTCCCGTTGGGGATCTCGCGCAATGCGTTGATGCCGTCCTCGTCGAGTCCACGGGACCGTTGGAGCGCGTTGAGGAGCGTCTGACGATCTTCCGTCTTTGGCATCTGACGAAGCTGCTCCGCGACCTCGGCCTTGTAGCGGTTGGCGAGTGCGTTCGCATCAGCGGCCCCGAGCGGGACCCCTTCCTGCGTGGCGCGTTGCTGCAGACCCTTGAGGTCCGCGATGATCTCTGCGTCCCGCTGTGCGTTCCCGGCGTTGCCCGACTTGAGCAGGAACGAGTTCGCAAGCTGGTTGTCGGTGGCCTTCGACAGCATGCCCCCTGCGGTGCCACCAAGGGCACCAAGGCCCATACTGAGGCCCATCTGCTGCGGGGTGACATCGTCGAGGTTGTCTGCGTGGCCGAGGGTCCATGCGGCACCTTCGGTCATGCCTGCGGCACCACCAGCAACTGCGCGGGCAGCACGGGATGCCGTGGGGACGGCTTCGATTGCGCGGCCCGTGAGGGAGAGCGCACCGGCACCCGGCGCGAAGACGGATGCGATCTGACCTGCGGCGAACTCGGGGCGGGTGTCCTCGTAGTCGTGGACGTTCTTCAGGACTTCGTGGTAGCGGTCCCCGAAGGTGCCGCCATCCTGGAAGTTGACTGCTGCGTTGAGGGCAGCACCTGCCTTGTCACCCATGCCGTACGTGATCGCGTCGATACCCCCGTGGACGAGGTTACCTGCGGTCTCGAGAGGCGAGTCCGTGATGTTGTCACCGAGTTGCTGCACCCAGTTGCGCTTCGGCTCCTTGGCGGCTTGCGCCGCTGCGAGCTGGTCCGGGGACATCTGGCCCGGGAGCGCGAACTGGGTGTTGTCGCTCGGCGGGGCTTCGCCGTACCCGAGGGGGTCGGGATTGGGAGTAGATGCTGCAGGCTGTCCAGGGGCGCCTTCTTGCCCTTGGACGGAGCCAGTGGCTACTTGGGGACTCGAAGCAGCCTGCGGGACGTTCTGGGGGGCTGTAGGCGAGTCCGCAAGCGGAGCGCTGGACCACCAGTTGTCCCCTTGGGGAGCCTGGGGAGCTTGAGGAATTCGACCAGCGACCTGCTGCCCGTATTGGAGCGTGTCAGGTGCGTTGGGGTTGCGGGGGTCGCGCACGGCGATGCCCTGGCGGGCCTTGTCGATTGCGCCGGGACCACCGTAGTAGCCCGCAGCGGTCAGCGCAGGGTCTCCCCCGGCCTTCTCTGCGAGTTGTGTGACGTAGCGGACACCCGCTCGAGCGTTGTCGACGGGGTCCTTGATGTTCCAACCATCGTCGGCCACGGAGTGGAACGTGGCAGGGACAATCTGCATCCCTCCCACGGCACCTGCGTTCGACGTCTTGGTGTTCTTGCCACTGCCCGACTCTTGATGGTAGATGCTGCGGGCAATCGCTGCAACCGTGGGGTTCGCGCCTTCAGCATCCAGTGCAACGTCCATCGGGCTTGCTAAGGGAGCGGAGTCCCACGGATCAGCCATTACGGTTTCCTTCGAATCGACCCATCAGGGGCCTTGAAAACAGAACCGGACGGCAGAGCGGCAAAGCTCTGTGCATCGGTCACTGCGGGGGGTTGGTACGAACCGGAGCCGGTGCCTTGGGTCCCTGTGGGGACCTTGGAAGTGCCCGAGGTGGCGAAGCCTTGCGTCGGCGTCGGGTTGGCCTTGTTGTACTGGTCCGATTGGAACTTGTGGACCTCCTCCAGGATCGCCTTCTGCTGCTTCAGGAACGGGATGATTACCTTCTCGCGGTCAGCCGTCGGGGACGGGATGTCGCCATTCAGGAAGTTCATCTGGTCGTTCGTCAGGGCACCCTTCTTCTGCATGTCCTGGACCAGTGCCGCGTCGATGTGAGCACGCTGGATGACCAGGTTGCCTGCAGCCGAGTCGGACCCGAGGGCCTGCGCGATCTGCGGGAACATCGCGGCCATACGCGGCCATGCGGTGGGGTCCGCGGATTGCGCTTGGGCCACTGCGAGGGCGCGGTCGTTGGCTTGCATCGCCGTCTCGGTCTGCACAAGTGCGTTGCCGTACTGCTTGGAGTTCGCACGGTCGTCCTTGGCCTGGTCGCGCTGCATTGCGAAGTTGGCCGTCGCCAGCGCCTTCTGCATGCCGAGTTGGCTCTGTAACTGCACCTTGCCGAGCAGGAAGCCTTGGACCTGGTTGTTCGGCATGATCTGCGGGGCCTGGCCGGGAAGCTGGACCTGCGAGAACGCACCGTCGGCCAGCGGAGTGACCTTGGGAGTGTTGAGTTCGCGCTGGCCGTTGAGCGTCGAGTCGTACGTGTCGTTCCACGCCTTCCCTGCGTTGGCCATGCCCTCCTGCAGATTCTTTCCACCCATCAGCGCCGAGCCTGCTGCGATCAGGCCGTTGTTCATCGAGAGGTTCGGGTCTGTCGCCTGCTTGGCGAACATCGACTGGATCGCGTCCGAGTTCGGATAGCCCATGGCCTGCGCCATAGGAGTCTGCGGGGGTGCATCCGGAGCCATAGCCTGGGCCACGGGAGTCTGCGGGGGTGCATCCGGAGCCATAGCCTGGGCCACGGGCGACTGCATCGGAGCGCCGCCACCGAACATGGACTGGCCCTGCTGGTTGTTCATCGGGTAACTGAGGTAGTACGGCAGGTCCGTGGACTTGTCGGTCCCATAGAACTGCAGTGCCTGCCCCAGGTACGCCGGGAGGCTGTGAGACCCATCATCACGCGGGTCGATGCCCGAGGGCATGTCAAACGAATAAGCCATCGGGCCTCCTTAGTAGCCGAACGCGCTGAGGCCTGCGGGGGCCTGGTTTGCGTTCATGGCCGTGGTGGCCGTGTTGGTGTAGTCGTTGCCGCCAGGCATCGTGAAGCCGCTGTTGTTGAAGTTGGTCGTGTTTCCGTCGTAGCCTCCGAGCTTCGATGCGATGCCGTAGCCCATGAGGCCAGCACCCGCAGCACCTTGGAGACCCGCTGCAGCCACCGAGGGACCGACCGGGTTGACCGGCTGACCGCCCCACTTCCCGTTGATCACGTTCATGTACTGACCGTAGAGGTTCATCGGGGTCGACTGCTGCTCTTGGAACTGCTGCTGCGCCGCGCTGTACTCGTTCTGCTGCTGGCCCTGGTACAGACCGCCCGCAGCGTTCAGTTGGTCGAAGTTGTTGCCGTTCGCCTGCTGTCCGTTGAGGAGCGCCGAGGATCCAAGCTGGTACGCGTTGCCGATCTGCTGGTTCGCGTTGAGGGCACGGTCGGAGTTCGCGTTGTACTGCGACTGGGCCGTCTGGAGACCTGTGTTGAACAGGGAGCTTCGGATGTTCGCGGCGGTGTCAGCCATCTGCTCCGACGCGTTGCGCTGGAGGATCGCTTGGGTCACCCCGGTACGCGTGGAGTCCGTGTTGCCGCTGCCTGCCGCCGACATGGCCAGCGAGGGAAGCTGCGACTCGTTGAGATTCCGCGAGGCGTCACGGTTGGCTGCGTCGATCATCTGCGTGGCCATATCGCTGTTCGCGAGGCCGTTGGCGTAGTTCATGAACCCTTGGGTCGGGTCCTGCTGCGCGGCGGTCAAGAGACCTTGGGCGTTGGTGCCGTACTGCGAGCCGGTCTGCGACAGGCCCATGCCAGTGTTGTAGAACTGGTTGGCCGTGTTGATGCCGTTGCCGTTCGCGTAGGCTGCGGTCTGGTCCGCACCTTGGGTCTGGTAGGGGTTCAGACCGGCTACGCGGGGGCCGCTGTACGTGCCCATGCCGAGGGCGCTGTGGAGCGCATCCTGGGCACCCTGGAACTCGCCAGAGATGTAAGGCTGCGCGGCCTTCCACGGACTGTTGGCGGCTTCGGCTGCGGCCTTCTGGCCATCTGCTGCGGTGCTCGCGGCCATGCCGGAGCCGATTGCGCCGACTGCTGCTGCACCCACGGTTGCCGCCGCTACATGCGAGCGCATGAAGATCGCGGGGGCGAGGATCTTGAGGAGAGTTTTGATCATAGGACCTTGGAAAAGAGGCGCTCGGTCTCCCGCCAACCCATCCGCTCAAAGATCGGTCCCATGTCGAGGTGCAACTTGGTCCCGGAGAAGATCTTCTTGACCCCACGGGCCTTGAGGGTCTTCTCCACGTACTTGAAGAGCTTTACGCCAACCCACCCCTTCCGGTGCTCCGGGGAGATGTAGTAGACGTCAGTAAAGCCGTGGAGGTCGTGCATGTAATGGAGGTGAGGACGCACGATGCTGATGTGGTAGCCGACGATCTTTCCGGCCTCGCGGGCCGTGACGATGTGCAGC